CCAAGATTATGCAAGTTACGAACTAACAATTGGTGCTAAAATAGGGCCATGAGTAAATACGTCGTAACGCACGCATTTGCCGACAAACACGTAGGCGATTTGATGGGCGGTGACGATTTAGCCCTAGACGATTTCTACTATTTGTTACACCTAGGTGCAATTAAACCGCAAGATGACGTGCAACCAACCCCGAAACGTGCTAAAAAAGACCTAACGAAAGAGGCCTAATTATGGCAATGCCACAGACAATTTATTACAGCGCACCCGAAGTAAAAATCGGTTCGGTACTTGCTACGGCCGTTGACCTATCGGAATTTGCCAAAAGTGCGGTGCTAGTGCGTCAGGCCGACGCATTGGAAAGTAGCAGCATGGCAAGCCGCGATCGGTTCTACCAAGCCGGTATGAACACCAATTCGTTTACCGTAACGTTCAACCAATCATACGAAACGGCCGAAGTTTACGCCACAATTTCGGCCCTAGTTGGCACACAATGTTACGTTGAGTGCACACCCGTTGACGGAACCGTAGTTAGCGCAACGAACCCCAAATTTAGTTTGACAAACACCTATTTGGAAAGCATGGAAGTGTTGGCCGCCAACCTTGGCGAATTGGGCGAAGTGCAATTGTCGTTTAACGGTGGCACATACGCCGCCGCTACAACCCCATAACCGATTAAATAGAAAGTAGCGCGACGTGATTATTCAATGGCAAATCCCTATTAACGGTGCAACCGTAGAACTAGAAACACGGTTTATTGACGTACTGAATTGGGAACGGCACACCAAACGGTCTATGCAACAATTGGGTAGCGATCTACGCGCTACCGACATGGTGGTGTTGACGTGGTACGCATTGCAACGCACCACACACCCGCAAGCCAACTTGTCGCTAGCCGACTATGAAGCCGCGTTAGACGGGCCGCCAACACCCGTAGATAGCGGCGCCGTAAACCCTACGGTGGCGGCTACCGCCGCCGACTAGCCGAAATAGTGGTGGCAACCGGGTGGTGGCCGCCTAACGTTGAATTTGACGAATACGATTTGGCTACGGTGATAAACGTGATAAACGAACAGGCCCGCCAATCGGAACGCGCTAACCGTGCCCGTTGACATTTCGGTAGGCGTAGTAGGCCTTAAAGAAAGCCTTAAACAATTAAACAAAATTTCGCCTACGTTGCGCCGCCAAATAACAAAAGATTACGTACAGATCATGCAACCCGTTGTAAATACGGTGCAAAAGATTATTCCGACCATACCGCCGGTTAGCGGTATGTCTAAGGGTTGGAAAACGGCAAGCGGTTTAGAAATGTTGCCGGCTAGCGGTTGGAACGGCAACAAAGCCCAAAAACTATTAAAACCTAAGATAAACACCCGCAAGGTTAAAGAATTCCAAGGCAACGTAGAAAACGTTGGCACATTTGGTTTAGTGCTTAAAGGTTACGTAAATACGGTGGTTGACATGGCCGGGCGGCAATCGGCGGGCAACCGTGACGTGTTTAGCCGCGTAGGTTCGCATGGGCGGCGCGTAGGCACGGTTGGCGGCCCGCTACTTATTGCCATGTTGCAATCCCGCTATGGCGGTGCGTCACGCGCCGTATGGGCAGGCTACGAACGCAGCAAAACCGAATTAGATCACGAAATGGAACAATTGGTGCAACGCGTCATGGATTTAGTCAATACTGAAATGGCCAAGTGAAGTAGCGTTAAGGGTTAACTATGGCCGTATCCCTACCAATCGTTAGCGAATTTGACGGCAAGGGCATTAGCAAAGCCATAGCCGAATTTAAGCAACTAGAAACCACCGGCGAAAAAGCACAATTCGCATTAAAGAAAGCAGCCATACCGGCTACCGCCGCATTGGCAGGATTAGCCGCCGGGTTAGGTTCGGCCGCAAAAGCGGCTATGGAAGACGCAGCCGCGCAAGATCAATTGGCAGGCGTGTTGCGACGGTCAGGTATGGCAACGGATGACCAAATAGCAATAAATGAAAAATTGCTATCCGTCATGTCACGGTCGGCCGCGGTCGCAGATGACGATTTGAGGCCCGCGCTAGCCGATTTGGTGCAATCCACCGGATCATTGGAATACGGCCAAGAACTATTAAGTGCCGCACTAGACATAAGCGCAAGCACCGGCAAAGATTTAACTACCGTCACCGACGCGTTAAGCAACGCTTACAACGGCAACATGAAAGGTTTGCAAGGCCTAGACGCGTCATTACGCCCGTTAATAAAAGAAGGCATGGCATTTGATGACGTAATGGTGACATTGGCGGCAAGTACGGGCGGGGCCGCCGCAGACGCAGCCAACACGGCAGCCGGGCAAATGAAAAATTTCGGTATCCAAATGGCCGAAGCAAAAGAAAGCATTGGCGCAGCATTGCTACCCGCCGTAGAAAAATTGTTGGAAATACTTATGCCGTTAGCGACAATGGCGCAAGAAAACACCACCGCATTTTTAATTGTTGCCGGTGCGATTGGTGCCGTAGCGGCCGCCGTACTGATTGCTAATACCGCAATGAAAGTTTACAAAGCCGGCGTTATTTTAGTTACCGCCGCACAAACCGCGTTCAATTTTGTTATGGCCGCCAACCCAATTGTGTTAGTAGTAATAGCAATTGGGTTGTTAGTGGCCGCATTGGTGTTGGCGTACAACAAATCCGAAGCGTTTAGAAACATAGTTAATAGTGTTTTTGACGCAATAAAAACAGGTGTTACCGCGTCAGTAGATTTTATTAAAGGATACCTAAACACCGTTCTTGGTTTTTACAAAACAATTTTTAATGGCATTGCAACCCTATGGAATAGCACGATTGGCAAATTGTCTTTTGAAGTACCTAGTTGGGTGCCCGGTTTAGGCGGAAAAGGTTTTAAAGTGCCTACTATTCCTTTGCTGGCCGACGGTGGCATAGTGACAGGGCCGACACTTGCCATGATTGGCGAGCGCGGCCCCGAAGCGGTAATCCCGTTAAACCGTGCCGGCATAGGTGGCAACATAACCGTAAACGTTTATTCAACGTTGGCCGACGCGTCACTACCCGACAAGTTGGTAAACGCGTTACGGGCTTACAATCGGCGTAGCGGTGTAATTGACATACGGGTGGCGTAATGCCCGGCGAGGTAGCGAGCGCGGGAACTTACACCGTAGAACTAGACGCAGGCATAGATAGCGTTAGTTTTAGGTTAGATAGCAGCCAATTAAACGTTGGCGTGTTAGGCCCTAACACCGATTTTGAGGACATAACGGACTACGTAGTAGGCGTTAGTTACAAACGCGGTAGGGCCACACCATTTGACCAATTCGGCGCGGGCACCATGTCTTTTACGTTAAATGACACATTGGCCGGCGGCCTACTTAACCCGTTTAACACCACAAGCGTTTACTACGACACCACCCAAAACGTGCCCGGTTTGGCACCTATGCGCCGTGTACGCGTATTCCGTGAAACCACACCATTGTTTAGTGGCGTAGTTGAGACATACAACTACCAATACGATTTAGACCGCCAAAATTTTATTACCGTAAATTGTGTAGACGATTTCTATTTGTTAGCCAACACGTTTATGGATGCGTTTAACCCGACGGCCGAAACGTCAGGCCAACGCATAAACACCGTTTTGGCGTTACCCGAAGTTGACTACACCGGGGCAACGTCAATAGCCACAGGCACCGTAGATCTAGGCCATGCAGCCGCCTACGACGTACCGGCCGGCACGAACGTGTTGGCATACTTGCAACAGATAAATAACACCGCCGAACTAGGGCGGCTATTTATGTCGGCTAATGCCACCTTGACATTTCAGGAACGGATAGGCACAACGCTTAGTAGCCCGGTGGTTGTGTTTAGTGATCAGGGCACCGATTTTAAGTACCGCAACGTAGAAATAGAATTTGACGCACGGCAAGTTGTTAACCGATCGGTAGTTACCGGGTTAAACGGCACTAGCGACACCGACCAAGATTTGACTAGCCAAGCCACCTATTTTGTGCAGACCCGCGACATAGGACAATCGTTGCTACACGTAACCG